TCGGTGGTCGGTGCGGCCAAGGGCGGCACAGACAGGCGTTAGTAATGTAAAGCTCCTCGCGCTTCAAGCCTACTTCAACCAACACTTTATTAAGTAATTGCCCAGCGGGTCCAATAAACGGACGTTTCCGCATTATTTCCTGGCTACCGGGCGCTTCGCCCACAACAACTACCTCAACCTGATCGGGGCCAAAGCCTTCAACTCTGGCACAATTTTGCAGGCCGCACTTCTCGCATAAAGGCTCGCATACATTAAACGGAGGTATTTCAGCACTTTCTATGTATTTGCGCATTCTTTGTCTCCTCCGAGTTAATCAAGTGTGTTACAAACTTGCCGGTAAACACACTCAATTATAGTGGGGTATGTTTTCCAAATGTAGTAGGCCATGTGGCGGGATGCGTCTCTAGCGTGTGGCTGCCCACGGGTCAGAGCATACCAGCCGAGGCCATCCAGCAACCACGGCAGGATAGCTTTCTTAATTGACGGCTCCTGGAAAATTAACTCGACTTTGTTCTCAGCACACCACTGCTCGATTGCGCCAATAACCCGCGGAGCGGGCAGGTCGTCGTTGGACAACGACCTTGCCTTCTCCGGGCGAATACGGAAGGACTCAACGATAATTTTTTCAGGCCACAATCTGTGAAGCTCGCGCAAAAACAGAGCAATATCCGACTCCTGCCCATGTAGTGCTTGCAGCGATGTTGGAGAAATCGCTAACGCAAACCAGCCTGTAGTCTTACCAGGGTCGATGGCGATAATCATAAAAATGTGCTTTTTGCAGGGGTAAGAGTCAGCAACCCACTGGAGATTTCAGCAGGGGTATCCTTGTCATCGTATTCCAACCACGCGCTGTTATGGTCGTCTGCTATGCAAACAGCCGCATCAACGCGAGGAACGCCTAACTTTTGAAATACTTCTACTGTACCGTCTATAGCCGCGTCCAAACCTCCGCATAAGATACTGCGCATATTCTCTGGATGATCCATGATTTGTTGGATGCAGAACGTAATTGCAGTACATTTGGTAAGCGTTTTCAAATCATGAAAGTTAAGCGGTACGGTTTTCTTAGCCATCACATTTTCCTCCTTGAGTAAAGTTTGGCGGCAGGATTTGAAGTCCTGCCGCTATATTCCTAGTTCTAACCACGCAGTATTGCTAGAAGCACGCACGGGTTAACCTCTGGGTTCTGTTTTGGCCGATCAGAAATATCATAAACCAGACCACTCTGTGTATCAATGTGTAACACATTTAGCAGCTCAATTTCGGGGTACTTTACACGAAGATAGTCCCCGACACGCTGTGCATAGTAATGGAACGTACGGACTGTTTCCTTATCGGCTTCGTCTTTACAATCGCTAATCTTGTCACCGCTCGCACGAGCACGAATTTCGTGTATCCGTTTCTGACCAGCCTGCAAGCGCGCCCAAATTTCCGGCTCTGCCTTTTTAAGATCAAGCACTAACTTACCTGTGGCCTGAACAGCATCCTCACCCATTTTTCGTGCCTCCTTGTATTTTTAGTTTTTAAATTTGGCGGCAGAAGTTGTCTCCTGCCGCCCTTAAACCGTCTTACTGCATCAATGTGTCCGCGGGAACTATAGCGTCGATCTGATTGTAAAACTGGCCGTTGTACTCACGGGAACTGACCTTGATTACGACATGCTTGTTGTGAAGCTCGCGGAAGTTAAACGCGCTTTTTTCTCCCGCAACCGGCTCGTACCCAGTTGCCTTGAGTACACGTCCAGTACGTGCAGCGCCCTTGCCAGCAAGCATGAGGTTATCCCTAATCTTGCGCCCTTGGTAAGGCCCTTCGTTGACTACGAACTCGATGGTCACGTAGGGCGTCCCCTTCTCACCCTGACCGTATCGCACCCCGCACGACACTGCCATTGTAGCGTCGATGGTGGCCTTATACAGTCCATTGGGCACCGGCTGAAACTCGAAGCTGTCAACCTCTGAATAATCAACAATAAACTCACCTGTAATCGGCATTGCACTTTCCCTCCTTTTAGTTTATATTTATTGGCTGCAAAAATGCGGATCTTTTGCCTCTTCGGGAAGAGTCTTAAACCACTCCTGCCAAGTTGTAATAATGTCAGTTAGGTTCGGATTCTTGATCGACATCGGGAATACACCCTCTGGTCCCTTCGTGGCATAAGCGTCGTTAAGGCCGATAGTCCACTCACGGGTAGCCACGCCGTCCATTGCTTTAACTCCCAAGAAGCCTACCAAGTTGAAGTAACTCGGTAAGAACATGGCCGCCCCTTTGGGCTGGATGAACGGCATCAACCGCATGTTGATGTCGGTTGCCAATGCCGTTACGATAACGTGCATCGGCAAATCCCGAAAATCCCGCAGTGTCTTGTACATACGCTGCAATACCACGTTCCAATCGCCCATCTCCAGTACATCCGCTTGCCTGCCGGGCTTACGTCTTACCCCCTCCTCCACAATCTCCCGCATGATGCGCTGGTTCACATCAGTCAGACTGTCAATAACCACGGACTTGAACGGATGTTTGCCGGAAGCCAGGTATTTTTGCGCCGCGTCTAAATCACCGCCAGTGCTAACCGGCCAGATCGGAATATTTATCCCGGTCAACCGTCTGAACATCATGATCGTCGGCTCGGCGGCGTTGGTATCTGTCAGCAACACCAGCGGATCAGGTGCCGTACAGGCCAGAAAAGTCTTGCCTGCTCCGTAGTCCCCGTAAATGCCGACTTTGGCGTAAAGTGCCATCTCCTCAATGTAGCGAATACGCTGCTTGGCGACGCTATTACTGACTACAAGCTCCGGCAGTGGGTCTAACGCTGTTACCAACATCAGTTTCCCTCCTCTCCTCGATATATTTACCTACAGCAACCAAACGGTTCCCGTAAGATTGACGCTTGCCCTGCACATAGGCCAAACGCTTTAGCAGCGTGGCATCCGTTCCATCGTCCTCGGCAATGCAAAGCTGCACGTATCCGCATCTCCAAGTACAGTGCAAAGCCGGATGCGGCAGGAACAACTTATCCTGCCCTATCTGGCGGTAAGTGTAGTACAACCTATCACGCAAGGCTTTAAGCTCCGTCGGGCAGCGCACTACATGAGTCCGTTGGATAATCGGAGTACGTGCTTTGGCGGGATTGACTTTACGGATCTGGTTGTACATCACCCCCGCCGGAATCTCGTTGTACAACTGCACCGCAGCTAACAGATAATACCCGACCTGCTCGTCAAGCCGCAAGTATGTCTCATTGGCAAATTGCGCTGTTGTCTTATGCTCCATAAGCCACAACTTACCGTAGGCATCCTTGACCAGGCCATCGAACGCTCCGCAATGCCTCACCCGAGCCACCCGGCCTCCAGGTATCCAAACGGGAACACTGTAGGTCTGCTCAATAGTTATAGGTTTGAAATCGTCATTCTCTGCGGCATACTCGATATACGCTTTTAGCAACTTCACGCCCAAGGCAACCTGCTCCACGGTTTCATCCGTGGCGTTCTCGCCCATTTCCGCCAGAGTCATTTCTGCCCAAGCGTCGTAATAGGCAATAGCATCACGTCCAGTATAGTAGGCCGCTAGTCCAACGTGCATCCCGGTTCCCAGCGTCAATTTCGGGTCTCTAAGTATGGGTACTAGACCTTCAACATGACGGTAGCGGTACAAACGTGGACAGGTTTTAAAGTCTGTTATTTCTGAAACATGGATCTCGCGCACTTAGATGCATCCTCCTCCAGCAGCATCGACTTAGTTTTCATCCTGCTTCGCTCCTTCTCCCTGAATTAGTGCCTTAATTGCATGTGCCGGTATTAACACTCTGCTCATGTCAAGCGGCACGGTCGGCAACTTGCCTTCTTCCACCATCTTGTAAATGGTGGATTTACCCAAGCGTAAGATTTCCGCCACTTCATCCACCGTGTAGACCAATGGCGTTTCGCTTATACCATGCGTGACCGACATAAAGTTATCCTCCTTCTTTCTGACCTCGCATAAGTTGTGTGATCGCACGGATCACCTCCCGCTTTTTCGGCAAAATAGTCTGGTGGATATATTCATCCACGGTCCCCTGGCAGACAAGGTTAATGGCGTGGACGGGCTTTTCCTGTCCGCGCCTATGGGCGCGTCCAATGGCCTGTATCTCCATGCTTGCGGGCACCCAGTCTTGGTCGAGAAGTATTACCACATCCGCCGCTTGCAAGTTCAATCCCTTGCTCATTGCTCCAATAGTGCCCAGCAGCACTCTGCAAGCCGGGTCGGTTTGAAACGTTGCAGCGTTGCGCCAGCGATCTTCAATGTTCATATCTCCATAGATGCTGGCGGGAAAGTATCGCTGCAACTTCGGCCACAGATGCTTCACGTAACCCGCAAACGTCGTGAACACCAGCACCTTGTAATCACCCGCCAGATTGTCCAGCAGGTTAAGCAAGGCGGCGTCTTTAATGCTGCTATCGGGGCCTCCAACCAACGCCGGGTTGCAAGCAATCTGGCGCAACCGGATTAGTTGCGCCAAGATGTCCGGCGCTGACAGAAACTTCTCACCCTCGTCGTCAAGTCTGACAATAAAGTCCCGTTCCAACTGTTTGTAAATACGTTTCTGCTCCCCCGACATCTCCAGATAAATGGTTTCCTGAGTCAGCGGGGGCAGGTTCAGCAGTTTCTTGTTTCGGCGTAATATCAATGGAGCAAGTTCTTGCTCCAAGCCTGCGGGGTCTCTGATACCGATCACCTCGGTTCCGCCCCACAAGTTTTGTATGGTGTTGCAGTGCTCGTTGATAAAACGCCAGTAGCTGCTGTACTGTTTTGGTTTGATAATGTGCAACAGCGACCACAACTCCTCTGGCCGGTTCATTATCGGCGTGGCTGTTATCAACCAGACATGCGGAATCTTCCGGCGTAAAGCGAACACCGCTTTGGTACGCCGGGCGCGGCGATTTTTAAAAGCCTGAGCTTCATCTATGATCACCACGCTCCACGGTATGTCCTGTAGCACTTCTAATTTGCGGACGACCGCCTCATAGTTGGTGATCACAAACCGGGCATCTGGTACTACATATGACTGTGTAG